CAGTTTTTCTAATAGTATCTGCTAGTAATGTACTCATAATGTCACCAATGTTCCACCTGATTCAATCGTAAGTGTTACTCCACTTGCAACTGTAAATGGGCCTGTTACGTTAGCGTTCTCTGTAGCAAGTATTGTTATATCTGCTGTCAATGACTGAGCATTTGTTCTAAACAATCCACCACCTTTAAAATTACCTTTGTTCTCAGCAGCAGGTGTTATTGTTGATGCTTGAGGAGCTAGATAGTTTACGAATATATTACCTGTACCACTTGAAGGTGCGGCAGTAAAAGTTAAAGTTGTACCATCAGGTATTGTGTAAGCCGCAGTATCCTGTACCACACCATCTACAGATACAAGAACGTCTTGCACAGAACTTACGGCTGTTGTTAATGTAAATGTTGTATCACTGCCGTCACCATCAAATCTTTGTACGGCTGTTGTACTTTGATATGCTGTTGCTACATCTTTACCTATATACGGCATTAGGTTATCTCCATAATACTCATTGTAGCACTAATTTTATCAGCTACAGAACAATCTACTTTAATAATATCAGTTGCTTCCAAAACTAATTTATTTCCTGCCATAACCTCAATGCTACTGCCTGCTGGGACTGGAACATCTTTCAACAAGTGAGAAACAACATCAGAACTTTCGTTGTCTGTTACTGTGACAGTAGCCGTAACTTGAGAAGTATGTACATTACATAACATTAATCCAAGAACGATTGTTGTTGTGCTACTTGGAACAGAATACAATTCATCTGGTGTTCCTGCACTACTTGGCATTACTGCGTTGTTTTTAAGTTTAAATGTGTTTGCCATATCTTATCCTAACGCTATTGCTAATGCTGTTGCTTCATTAGACGCTGCTGTTGCTGTTGTCTTTGCATCTATCTGTGTTTGTATTGCTGATGTCACACCATCTAAGTAACCTATCTCTGTTGATGTAACAGCACTTACTGAAACATCCCCACTACCATCAGACACCAAAGCTCTTGATGCTGTTAAGTCTGCCATCTTACTAAATGCTATCGCTGCACCTGACGCTACACTTGCGTTGACTACAGCGTTTGCTGCAAGTTCATCAGCACCAACTGCATCATCTGCTAACATAGAATTTTCAACAGCACCTGCTTGTATTGTGGCTGATCCTGTTACATTTCCTGCACCAGTAAAACTAGCAGATGTCCAAACAACATCTCCTGTCATTCCAATAGTTCTGCCTGTAGCTAATGCTGTAGCTGTGTCTGCATTGCCTGTTACGTCACCTGTCAAAGGGCCAGCAAAAGCATCTGAAGTAACTGTTCCGTCAAAAAAAGCATCTTTAAATTCAACACTACTACTACCAAGGTCTAAAATATTATCAGCACCCGGAGTCAATGCTCCATTAGTTAGTATTAATTGTTTTTCATTTCCAGCATAAAAATTAATTGTATCGGCTGTTTCAAAATCTATTTTAGTTTGATCGTCTTCACCAATTTTAATATCTGTAGCAAGTAAAGATGTAATTCCAGTTTGTGCAGCATTAATAGTAAAGGTTAAATCATAAGGATCGCCATCTGAACCAGTAGAAGTATCTGTCCAGTTTATATCTAAACCACCACCTTCTACAAACTTAACTTCTTTGTCTTTTGTAATCTGTACTTCTGTGCCATCACCATCTTCTAAAACAAACTGCATATCTGCTTTTTGAGAATCAACATATGCCTTAATTGATTGTTGAGTGGCTAAATGAGTAGCTGAGTCAGAAGACATAGTATCTTCATCTTTTATAGCTGTGCCACTTACGCCAGTGTTTAGAACTGGTGAGGTTAAGGTTTTATTTGTTAATGTTTTTGTTGTTGCAGATAAGTATGTATCAAACGTATCAACATTAGTCTGTCGCATTGTACCACCATCATTGGTTACAATGCCATCTCCACTTGCCACAGCCGTTGTACCTACAGAGGTATTACCATCTACAATATTAAGTTCCGTAGCTGTAGAATCAACTGCAGCAAGTTTAGTAAAATCAGCTTGTACTAAACCAGATACACCATCTAACAAGTTTAGCTCTGTAGCTGTTGCCGTAAGTGCTACATTTTCATTAATTTTAGGTGAAGTTAATGTTTTGTTTGTAAGAGTTTGTGTTGCAGTTGTTCCTACAATATCTTGATCTCCACCATCAGGTAGTGTAAGAACATTTGTTACACTTGATGTGTGAGCGTGTGTTTTTATTGTTTGTCCATGTGAGTTAGACTCACAATTTAATACAATTGTACCCGGATTACTATTACCTTTAATTACAACTTTACCAGTTCCATGTGCTGCAAGATCAATATCTTGATTGGATGCTGTAGTTACAATATCTTGTCCACCTAAGTTTAAATTACTAGCTAGTGTTCCAAGACTAGTTAAACTAGATGCCGTTACTCCTGAATTAAGTGTATTACCTGTTAATGTTCCTGCTGCAGCAGTTACAGTTATATTTGCACTTCCATTAAAACTTGTTCCGTTAATTTCCCTAGCTGTTGCTAACGTAGTGGCTGTAGTGGCGTTTCCAGTAGTATCTTGATTTCCTGATGCGTTAACACCCGGTAAATCAATATTACCTGTGCCATTAAAGGATACGCCACCGATTGTTCTGGCATTTGCTAAAGCAGTAGCAGTATCAGCGTTGCCTGTGACATCGCCTGTAATGTCACCTACAAATGTGCCGTTTATATTATTACTTGCATCTTCAAACACTGCCTTGTCAGCAGGGTATGTCATAAAGATACTTCTTGTGCCAGATGACCACACGACAGAATTATTTGAATTAGAACTGGCTAATATAGTTGTTCTTGCTAATTTATCGGTTGATGAATTATATGTACCTAAACCAATTTCAAAATCAGTATTGTCTGTGCAAACATAATACGTTGTATCAGAACCACTAAGGTTAGCACTAAAAGCTTCAAACCCACTTACTGCACCAAGAAGATCATAATCATTTGTATGATTGCCTGTCGTGTTAGTGGTTTCTTTAACTCTATCCTTTATTACTAAAGCCATTACTTCAACTCAATACTCAAGTTTGTTGCGTTAATTCTAAATATGTCACCCTCTGCTAATGTCTTAGTTGCATCCAAAGCACCTACAAATAATATATTGCCACTTGAACTTGCATCTACAATAAATACATGAGTTATTGTTTGTGTTCCACTATCTGTCTTAGCTGGAAAATCAATTGCACTTGTGTTCTTGGCTGTCTGTGCATCTGTTGAGTCAGCACCTATTGTTGTCCAACTTGCTGCTGCTACTTGTTGCCTAGCATACCCACCAAAACTTGCTTCTGTTAATGAACCTGTTTCAGCGGCAGATACGGCTGTTGCTAGTCCTACATAAATACTGTCACCGGGACTTGCGAATGTTACGCCCCCTATAGCTGCGTTATTTTTAAATAAAAAGTTTAACAACCTTCTTTCTAGATAGTTTGTTGCTGCGTTTGATGTAGCCATTTAGCCCTCCGTTTTCATGTAAAAATTATCGCTAGAAAGTTTGTTAGACTGTTCGTTATTGATTGCTTTTACTGCCTGTTGATACATGGCTGTGTATCTATCTTGTAAATTATAGTTTCGATTAAATGCTGATGCTTCTATTAAACACGCATATAACAAAGCATCTGCTGCATTAATACTTGTCCAGTTAGAAGTGTTAGAACTGCTTAATGCTGGCAGTCTTCTTTTATATGATAACTCTAATGATAAGTTGCTTGATGGTGTTGGAGCAACATAAATAGTAGAGGTATCAAAATAAGTATAATATTTAGGAACACCAGTTGATGTTCTGTTAGGCCAGTATTCTGTTATAAATTCATCTGACTTTAATAAAAGCAATGTTCGTACATTAGAATTAATAACTTGAAGATGTTCTAACGTAACCAAATCAGTCGGCATTGTTAAAAATGGATCATTAGCTGAGAATGCTGAAGTTACCTTTCTTTTAAACTCAGGTGTAATTATATCTCTTGATATTCTTAATTCAGCTAAATCAATAAACTTATCAATCTCATTAGAAAACTCTGTGCCATCATCTTCCATAAAATCTTTTATGTTTTGAACTAATTCTGCATACGTTGTCATGATCTAGTACCTGCTGTGTGTGGGTGTCTATTATCAAAAACTGTATTAGTAGTTGCCGTTTCTGCAACGTCTGGTCTAGGGTCTCTTAAAGACTGAGGATCATGTATTTTAATTTTACCTAACCTATTTTGTGGATGATCTTTGTCAACAACATCTTTACCAACCTTCAATCCATTTTTTTGACCGTTTTCATATTCAAACACTAAGTCTTTAATTTTGTATCTTAATCCTGTTCGGTCACAAATACCGTATGAATGTTTTCCTGAAGCAAAGCTCATATACTCTCCTAAGATACCATTGGAACAATTTTAAAATCTGATCTGTCACGATCCTCTTCTGCGGCTCTTTGGAAATCTTCTTCGTAAAGAGTTTTTAAAAGTTGGACTCTTTCTAATACATTTGGATTTTTTAATGCTAACTGATAGGATAGGCCAGATACAATAGCAGGAAGAAATCTTGTTGGAGCATCATATTGATATTCTCCACCATTTAAAGAATCATGAATTCTTCTTATTTTATAATACACTAAAGTATAAGTATTGTTGTTTGGCACTGGCCATAAGTTTACTCTTGGTGCATCTCTTAATCTTTCAATGTAAATTTTGGTAGGTCTACCTGTTGTGTTTTTAGATGTGATAGATGAGTACTCGCCAACACTCATACGAGTTATATTAATGTCTGATTGACTTGTTCCTGTACCAGTTCTTATAACATGATCCAATATAGCCACTGTATCAGATGGAAGTGTATATGCAGAAGTGCTAGTGCTTAAAGCTTGTGTTGCTTCTTCTATAGTCCAAAGATTAACGCCACGATTTGAAAATTCTTGAGCTAAAAGATTTAGTGATCTTCGTGCAGTTCTATAATCAGCACCACTATAAGATCTACCTAAACCTGCTCTCTCATGAGCTTCTTCAATTATTTCGTCAATATCTAAATTGAATGCTGTTGTATTACTTGTTGCCATTCTAAAACCTTCTGTATAAACCAGAGAAGTCCACACACTCAAAATTGAGTTTGAACCTTTCTCTGATTTTTTTAAACATTACTTAAATTGATCCTTAATACTTTTAATTACGTTTTTTAAATTAAACGGCTTTTCATTTGGTCTGTACGGACACTGATAATCTCTTGGACATTCTCCTGCTCCAACTGGAACATACTCTCTATATTGAGTATGATTTGCTCCAACAAAAACACATATTCTTGTGTCACCTTGTAATAATTGACTTGCCAATCTACAGGTTGTCATTTGTTTTTTTGGCTCATCAGCTTCCAAAACTATGGAAAACAAAATAGCAAAACAAATAAGAACAAGTATTTTTATAAAGAAACGCTTATGATCCATATCATCCATCCTAAAGCACTACATCCTATTAAAGATGCAATACCCATTATGGTGTAATCTCTTATCATTTTCTTCTGCTCAATTTTTTTCCAGACAGCTTCTTGCCTAGCTCGTCTAACACGACCTTCTTCTTTAATTAAGTCATCCCACGCTTGTAATCCATAGTGACCAATTAAAAAGTTTTTTAGTTCTTCTCTTTGTTTTTGAAGTTTCTTTTTACTTGCAAAACTTTCAATAGCAACGCTTTCAATTGATCCGTTAAACAATTTGTCAAAAGTTGATGGATTGTTAGCGTTCTTACTTATATTATCTACATCACTTACAGCAGTCATCCATTGTGACAACTGTCCACCTAAATCTTCTATTTCACGGCCCATTGTTATGGCTTTTTTAATACCATTATATGCAGTCGTTGCAGCAGAAACAGCCGCAGATAGAGTTACTGGATCTAACATTATTCCCCCTAGTTTAGAATTATTCTAAAATAGTTTTTGATGCGTGGTAATTGCCATATAACGAATCTGGCCCTAAACTTGTTCTCGTGTCAGCAAATTGAATACCACCAGTAAAAGATTCATTTGGAGTTCCCATATAAGGTTGTATACGATCTTGAAGACCTTTAAAAAATTCGTCACGTTGTGTATTATATAATTCCGTATTTTTTTTAATAGCATCACCAAATCTATCATTAGCCATCTTATCTATTTCATCTAAAAAAGAATTAACTTCTTCTTGATTATTGCTTCTAAGTCTTTGTTCTAATGGTCTTAATAAACTTCTAATGCCAGAAGAATCTTTTCCCATACCATCGTTTATACTGCCACACGCAAATCCCATTACTTTTTCTTCCTTTTCTTTTTTTTCTTTTTGTCACCATAAGTTACAGACTTAGGAATATTAGATCTTGATATAGCCATTATTTTCCCTTAAAGTATTTCGGAACTTTGTCTTCTGATTTTTTAATCTGTTTTTTTAGGAATGCAAAAAGTTTTGATATATAACTTGTCGCCTGCTTGTCTTTGATGAAAGTCTTGTTTCCTGACTCTTTCTGCATACTCAAGGCACGTATCCAAACTATCGAAATAGACAAGTTCTTCTACCTCTGTACCCATAAGAAACACATACAGTACCCAAATCACGAAACATTAAAACCACCACCTCTTGAAGCTGCACCCATACCTCTGCATTGACCACCTTGTTTCATGCCTTTAATATTATTGATGCCTGCCACAATTCCGCCTTTTTTCTTAAATCCCATTTTGTCAGTAATTTCTGGTGCTTCTGCTTTTAATGCTCTTAGTCCTGCACCCTTTGGGCCTTCAGGTATAGGTTTGCCACCATCTTTTTTGCCAGTAACTTTTTTAACAGTGTCACTAATATTTTCTTGGGCTATTTCTCTTAATCTTTCTTTTGAAGTTACTTTAGCTTGATTTCCACTTTCAGTTTTTTTAAATTTACTAGAAAGATTTTTTGGTTTTGATGGAGGTGTTTTTACAATTTTAGGTTTAGAAACAGGCTTGGATACATTAGATGTTTTGCCAGTTTGTTTTTTGTTTTTGCTACCACTTAAACCCATAAGACCGCCAACAAGCAAAGCACCTACACCTAATTCTTTTGGCTTAATTTTAATTGTTGGGTCGTCAGATTTTTTTATACCTTTTCTGCCAGCACTATATCCGTAATCGTAACCGTATCTTCCCATTTAGTCCTCACTATATAAATTATTAAATATTTGATTTGTATCCAAAGTATAGTCTAAGTTAGACTTTGAATAATGAATGTGTTGTGATGGCAAAAAGTCTGGTGCTCCTTCGCCTGTTTGAAACCAAGCAGGATGTGTAACCCTGACACGATTGTTAGGCAAAGCAACTAAATTACCAGTCCAGTTACCTGCATCTAATAAATACATTACATGACTTTGTTTGTGTTGAGCAGGATCGTCTGCTATTTCGCTTTCAGTATAATCGACTGTAAACAAATACTTAGCAGGATAAAACTCTCCATCTATCTTAGCTAACCACGGACATGGTGTTGCTCTGTCCATGACATAAACTGCATGATTGTAAGACGAACAATCCCAAGGCTGTACGTTATGTGTATCCATTTGATCTGGCCATTCCTCTACAGGAATATCTGCCATCAAACCAGTTATAGGCATTCTAGCCCACATTGCACCGCCATGAACATTGGGATCTTTTGTATCGTCAGTCTCACAACCAGTGAATATTACTTGAAAACTTAGGCATCTGTTTGGCATTGTTGTTACACCTATTGCCATAGCGTGTAAAAATTCCCCCTGATACCTTAGATGATTACAAGTAAACTCACGTCTTACCCAACACTTAAAGTGTGGGATGTTACTTTGCAAATATGGCATTAAGCTTTGACTAGTTTATAACCTTTCGTCTTAGCTGCTGATCTAACTTGTGCCAAAGTCATTGTAGGTTTTTTACCACCCTTTGTCATCATTTTGGATTTCATCTTACCGCCATTCTTCATGCCTTTGGCTTTCATTTTGCCACCCATCATCATGCCTTTAATTTTGCCACCACTACGGTAACCTTTTTTCTTTTTAATCATTTCAACCACCCTGTAGTTATATTTGCAATTACACCAATAGCACCGCCAAGACCCATCATGACCCAGAATGCACCTTTCCAACGATTAGCTACGGCTCTTAATTCAGACATATCAGATCTCATTTCTTTCATGTCATCCTGAAGGGCCTCAACTCTTTCTTCTAATCTAGCTAAGGCCACTTCTAATCTTTGTTCGTTGGACATCTTTTGAACCAACTTCAATATTAATATTCTTTAATCAAACTAAGTATAATGGTGTAAGTATCACCACTTGAATGACCCACAGTTGTAAACTTAATGTCACCAGTAACACCACTACCTGCATTGTTTGACAAACCACCAAACCCACTATAGTCATGATCACCAGATTGATTTTCGCCTAACTGTATTGCAAGAACGTCAGTTGAAGCATCAAACAAAATATTTACTTTCATGCCTACACACTGCCACCATATTTTTTCTATAGTAACACCTGTACAAGTACGACCATCATTTGTTGCTAAACCACTAACGTCAACTTTAGTGACAGCACTTTCACCTGTACCGTCACTAATGTTAGTAAGTTTTATTACTGCTCGTCTATTATCATCTACTAGAGTTTGACTTGCTACTGCATCAGCCATTTATTCCTCCTACTAAGCTTCGTATCCCATTAATTCAATAAATAGTTTACCTGCTGTATAGTCAGCATCTGTTGCTGCACCTGTTGTTAGGTACAGGAATTGATCTGCTGCTGGAACGGCTGAGAAGAAAACTTTACTACCTAATGTAGCGTCACCTGCATTGACCAATAGTGTCTCAGTTAAGTCTGCAATTGCTCCATCTTCAACACCAGTACCCTCTGTAGCAGAGTGAATATTAATGTCTGGATCTCCACCTGCTGGAGCTTCAAAACATTCCATGCTACCAGTTAAGATAGTACCGTTTCTTGCTGCAGTAATTTGTCCAATGTGACAAACTAATGCTGTTCCGTTAACACCAATAATGTCACCAGATCCAGTAGACCTAAGACCAGTTAAGTCAATCAATATTCTTGTTGTAATGATACCACCACTTCTTTGTACAGAAGTTCTGTAAATAGTTCCAGTACCAGTTGTTATACCTGTACCAGCTTCTACTGCCATTGTATTTGCGTCAAAAGAAGCAAAACCAGCAGTTGAAATAGACATCTGTGTAGTTTCAATACCTGTGTTTGCTGCTGTGGCTATTGATGAATAACCACCTTCGGAACGTAATGTTCCTTTAAAAGTTGTATTTGCCATTTTGAGTTTCTCCCTGTCTTGGCTAAAGTCAGCTTTCGCTGTCAAAGAAAATTAGAGGGAGGGTTGCCCCTCCCCCATTTGATTTATTTAAGCTCCCGGTGAAGCATAGTACGCTAGTGGATCAGAGTATCCAAAAGAATATCTCTCTCTACCTTTGTACCTTACGTTACCAGTATCAAAGTCGCCTTCCATTGAAGTCTTCATTGGAACACGAGTAAAGTGCTTGAAACCATTTGGAATGTCAGTCTTCAAAAAGAATGCATCTGTATCTGTCAAATAGTGGTTAATTGCATAGCCACCTGACAAAGCATTTCTGCTTACTAATGCGTTCACATCGTTGTCTGCTGTTCCAATTCGGCCTTCACTTTTCATTAATCTTTCAGCTACAAACTGTAGATCTGAAGGTATTAATAAGCTTACAGGTCTTGCAGCTATTTTCAAGCCACGCTCATCTGTATACTTACCAATAGCGATCACAGCCGCTTCAAGAGAAGTCTCATTCAAATCAACAGCAACTGATGGTCTGTTTGCATTTGTACCACCACTTACTAATGGGTGATCTGTAGCAAAAAGACTTTTACCATCTCCGCCTGTTTGACCTGTAAAGCCTTCATTGAAAAGGGCAGCACCCTTTACTTCTTTAGTATGTTGGAAACTCCTAGCAAGTGCTTTAGTATACCTAGCAGATAAAGAATCATAAAGATTATCTTCAACAGCTTCCTCTGTAATAGAGAAACCTAATGCGATAGTCTCATGTGTATATCTACTTGTGTGTACTTCTTGTGCATCGTCAAATGCAATTGCAGCACCTTCATCCTTAATCGGAGCAGATCCAAAACCACTGAGCTTTGTCTCTTCTTCAAAAGACCTCTCAGAATTTTCTACCTCAAAAGAATTCTTCCACTCTTCAGGATATCTTGCATACTCTAGTCCGAATAATGCATTAAGTCCCGGAAGAAGTTCTTTCATGAGTTGACTTCTAGCTATTGCCATATTATGTCACTCCCTAAGTTATTGGATCTGTTAAGAACGCATTTTCAGCAGGGCTTAACATAACTACTAAATCAGTATATGTATCGCCTACAGAAGATCCCGGTCTATTAACAAAGTCCACGATTTTGAATAACTCACCACCGACAGAAGCTGTAGAAGCGTCTGCCTGAAGACCTGAGTTTCCAGTTGTTGTATTTCCAGCAGAGGTTTGAACTAGGTCTAATGTCATACCTAAACTGGTTTGTGCTACTGCACCATCTGCTTGCACTTCGTAAAGTGTATGCGGATGAACGGCTACTACAGCTTTAATATCTGAAGCAGAAATACTGCCCGGATAGTATTGCTTAAAAGTAGGTTGCGAGGTGTTAGGGTCTGTATAGGAAACTCCTAAAAAGACACCTATTGGATTTATTTCACCTGCTGCAGTTTCTCTGACGAGATAACCATCGTCTGAAGAACTTGCAACATTCGCAAAGCCAACAACGTCACCATTGAAGATAGCTGTACTGTACCCAGAATTAATTAAATATTCTCTAGTTGAACCAGCAAACGGCATACCCCCAAGGATTCCTATTGGCTTCAGTCCTCTAGGGGCTGAAGTTGTACTCATAGTACATTCTCCTTAAAGTTAAAGTTTAAAGTTAAGTACCCTTACCAAATGAAACCCTGCTATCTCTATTAGGATTGTTAATTGGCATTCTAGGGTTGGATTCCTTCATTAAAGCATTGTCAACGCTCTTCATCGCTTCAGAAGATTGACTTCTGTAGTGTTCATTACGTTGCTTTGCCATATTTTCAGGCATCCTGCAAAGAAGCAGTCCTCCGACTTCTACCTTTCCTTTAAAACGTGGACTTGGATCTAATACCAAGTGTTCCATTTCTGGAGCGTCTTCGATAGGTACGGCTTCCCAACCTTCTCTTAACTTCTTACTATAATTTGTAGGATCATCTTGACCCTGCGTAGAAATGCGAATCCACTTAAAAGACCATCCGTCTTTAGGATGTGGATCAGGTAAAAGGTTTGGTGGAGACCATGATTGATTGCGTTCCTCATTCTCTCGCTTCTCGACAGAGCGTGGGGATCGTTTTGCTTGCTTGGTGTCGGACATTTTAATTCCTCTCTAATGCGGCAAACTGCTTGGCATATTCCTGTAACGGAACTCCAAGCCGATTGGCGACAGCTACTTGGCTGGGTGTTAATCGAACTTTGCGAGATTTACCAGTTTGGTTTCCTCCCGGTGTAACAACAGTAGAATGATCAGTAGATTTGGGTGTCGATGTACCCCCAAGTTTACTTGGAAACTCTTCCTTCATTCGCCTGTCAATCATTTCATAATAATTGGCAGACTCTGCTGTAATTCCTTTTTTTACTAACTCATCATGAATAGCATAAGCTGCATTGGTCATAACCATATCTTGATTAAACCATGTATTATCTTGAGCCCATTCAACTGCCCTTTGGTCAGGCGGTGGTGCAACAACAGGTAACTCACGCTGTTCAAAGTTTTTAGGATTTGCATAATCCTTCATCTTGTTAAGATCAGATGTTTGCGATGCCGCTTTAACCATCTTCTCTTGAGCTTCTACAATTTTATCTGCGTCACCGTCTTCATAAGCTTGCTTATATTCGGTTTTTGCATTTGCTATATCAGCGTTAATTCTGCTTTCCATTTCAGTAGCAGATATTGATGAGAAATTTTTTGACTGTTGTCTTAACTTATTGTTCTCATCCATAACCTTTTGGGCTACCGAGTAGTATTCATCACGCTGACGTTCAGCTTCACGCTGTCTATGTGTAAGCTCGTCAATTCTTTTTTGATACTTAGTTGGTTTTTTTACTTCTGCTACTTGTTCAACTTCTTGCTCTGGAGCTTCTTCAACTTCAGGCTGTTCAGTTTCAATAGCTTCATCAACTACTTCAATTTCTTTTTCTTCTTCGCTCATGTTGTTGCCCTCGAAACTTTAGTTGGATCGTCTAATGTTGCTAAAATAGCATCATCATTAAGTAAACGCATTTCGACATTATCGTATTCAAATCTATGACCTGAATATTTTGAGATAAGAACCCAGTCGCCTTTTTCACACCAAGGCCCGTTTTCAAATCTTCTGTCACTATTTGGATATGCGTCTTCACCCACATCTACAACTTTACCAACAATAGATGCTACATCTTCTCTGGTTTTAGTTGTGGTAGGTAAGTAAACACCACCTTTAGTTGCGTCTTGTACTTTTGGCATTACAATAAGCAAGTGATACCCTTTAGGCTTCGGAGGATTTTCAGGTATCTTGACCTCCGCAGTAGAATATACTGATGTCATTTTTTTTCCTTTGCAGCAGTTTAAAATGTTCACATTATGTGAATTGCGGTTGTGCTGAAACCGTTAATCGTCTTCTTGATCGTTGGTCTTAATAAGATTAAGGAGTTCTCGTTCTGCGATAGCCAACCCTTCTATTTGACCCACAAACCTTTGATATTCTTCAAAGTTTTTGGCGTTCCCCAGAGCAACGCTATCGGTTAAATCATTCATATACTGACGTAAAGTTTTTCTCATACTGTCAGCAAAATTGTGAACTTCAGGACTCATAATAATCTCTTATCTTATCTATAGCATAGGTTAAGTGGTTAATGCCAATAAAATCAACGACTTCTACCTTTAAGTAAATCTGCTTGTATCTTTGCTTCTGCTATCTCTCTTTGTTGAGCTAATCTTTTCTCTTCTAAGGTAGTTCTCATTTGAGCTTTTTGAAGTTCAGTTTGTGACTTTAATTGTGCTTCCTGAGCATCTTGTTGTACTTTTGCCTGCTCTATTTGCAGTTCAGCTTGTTGTTGTTGCATTACAGGATCTTGTGCAGCCGCCATTTGTTGTTCTAGTGTAGCCTGTTGTTGTGCTTTACCTGTAATTTGAGCAGCGGCTTGAGCTGCAGCAGTTGCTATCTGTTGTTCTTGTTCTTCACTAATACCCTTTCCATCTTTATTATCCAATGGAGCAATAGGCATTTGCATAAGTTGTTCTGCTTCATTTCTATATTTATGTGCCATATGCTCAGATATATGAGAACTTACTGAAGCTTGAATTACTTTAGCATTTGGATTTTGTGCAATTTGTGGGTTCTGCATCAATGACATATGAGCAGAGATATGTGAGTCATGGTCTTGATATGAAAATACCTTAACTGGCCCACCTGACATCATTCTTGCATTTTCTGATATTGGATCATAGACTGGTATATCAGACACGTCTGGCAAAATTGTGTCAACATCTTCTAATCCTGCTGTCTTTAAAAACTTTCTGTGTAGTTCTCTCATGTCATACATCTGTGGTGCTTGTGATGCAGTTTGCAAAGCCGCTTGATGTTGCATCATTCTTTGTGCAAACGATGTTGCATTCGGATCAGATACAGGTAGAATATCTATTCTTTTGTCAAAGTCTTGTTGTATCATCATAGGATCTACATCTAATTCATATGGATATTGTTCCATACTGTCTCTTATTATTCTTGATAATAACTTAAATTCTTTTCTAAATGAACTGTGAATTCTTGCGTGGACTGCTGACATAACCTTCATAGATCTCTCTATTAGAGCTAGTGTTGTTCCTACTGGTGCTTCCTGATTACCTTCACCAACATTAATATCAGCTATTGATGCCATACGTCTACCTTCATCAACAAGAACACCCATTAACTGTGCAAGTGTTGCACTTGGTTCTTTAAATGGTAAAGGTAATATGTTGTCTCTTATTGCACCACCGGGTAAATCTATGTCTCTAAATTCTCCCGGCTCAATTGGCTTGTCATCACCTTTAATTCTTAAACCTCTTGCTTTAAATCCAGCAGGTAAATTAGCTAATGTTCCTGCGTCAATTAACTGACGTAGTATAGATGTCGAACTTTTGGCAATAGATCCTATTAAATGAATTAAACCAAAACCATAAAACCCAAGTCCCGGCTGAAACTTATAATGAACAAAGTGTTGTCTTGATTTTTTTAATGGGTCTTCCTGTAAGAAATTACGGTAAATCGAAAGAACTTTTCCTGATGACTCATCGATTGTGACGACATAGGGGAGTTGTAGTCCTGTAGGTTCTCCGTCTGCTCCTTTATCTTCGTAGCCTTCGATGTCGAGTTCAATGTGCATTTCGAGGATAATCCGAATGTCACTTTCCGAGACTTCTGTAACACCTGTGAGGTCGTTGTATTTTGTTTTGACACCTGTTGTATCTCCTTCTGGATCTCCTAAATCTATATCTCTATAAAATCCATTTAGTTGCATTTTCCTTACAAAGTTATCTGTCTTACGCATAATATGTGTAAAACGTGGTGAGCTTTTTAAGTCATGAGTTTCATAGCTTACCACAAAATCTTCTGCTGGTACAAATAAACTTTCAGGTTTTTCATTTGTTGCGTCATAATATACTTTACGGAACGCTGAACCAGACAATGCTAATTGAAATAATAACTGTTCTGTACTAGATCTGTATTCCTCCATCTCTTCAGTCAATAGATAATTCATATATGACTGTACACGTTGAGCCTGTTCAACTTTTTCTTTTGTTGTCGTTCCAACTATAGAAGCTTTTACTGGCCCTGATGCAGGAAATATTTCCATCATAGCTTGTGATACAAATCTAATTGTTGCTTCATTTAATATAGGATGTGTAACTCCTGTAGCTCCATCAAACGGAGTGCTTCTTTGTTCTGTTTTAACACCTAATAAATCTAAACCATCTGTATATGCTTCTTCCCAATCAGCACGACTGTTTCTGTCATCATCGTACATAGCAGTTAATTCATTTGCTATTTGATCTAAAACATTTTCATCGATAAATTCAGCAAGGTTTGAGCCAAATTCAGCTACATCTGAGGATTGGCTTGGATCAAAATCTATCGTTACAGACCCATCTTCTCCTTCTATTTGCACAGCTTCAGGGTTTAAAATACCTATTTTAAGATCAATGTCGTCTAATTGTTCTGTGTTTTCTGCCATATTAATACCAAGGTTCTCTTCTGTTTATATTATAAAATTCATCTTCATCATCTACATCATGTGGTAAAGCAAGGAAACCACCTTGTCTAAATCTCATCAATGCAAGTGTTGTTGAGTCAACTAAATCATCATGTGATCCTCTTGGAAAGGATGCACACTGTTCTATCACTTCTTCAGCCCAAGGCGTTTTAGGATACCATACCATACCAGAAGCAAAGATATCTGCAACTGCATTAACCCTTGATAGCTTATCTTGGCCACGGCTTGGGGTATAGTCAGTAACTGGTATACCAGATGACCTAAGTTCTTGAAGCAAAGGTAAACCAGCTGCTTTAGCTTCAATAAGAAATGAGTCAGGTTCGTAAGCTTCAAAAAGCTCATAAGCTCTCCTTTTAAGTTCAGGGAATTCTAATTTTTCATTTACAGCATCAAGTAAAATAATATTTGGTTTTGATATACCGTCATCACCACTATAGTCAAAAACTCCCCACGTTGTAATTGCACTATAATCTGATCTTGCATTTTTTGTATGTGCTGTATCGATTGATTGTATAATAAAGTCACAGGCTGGTGGCTCTCTGTATGTCCACTCTTTCCAGTATTCTCTTTTAATTAAAGCACCTTCTTCTGATGTGGGCTTTTGTTGGTACTGTGATAGCCATTTAGACTGTGGCAATTCTGCCTTAATTGCGTTTAATTCTTCTACTGACCAAAAATCTGGCCATAAAGGTTTTCCTGTGTCATATAATGCAGGCAGTTCAATAACTTCCCATTTATCAGCACCTTTTCTTTTTTCGGATGCGTCAATAATCTGTCCTGTTAAGTCTGACTGATGCCATCGTGTCATAACAATAATAATAGATCCTCCCGGCTGTAAACGCTGACGAGGGCCAGATGAATACCATTCGTAAACACCGTCAAAGTATTCTATTGATGGATTTATACCTGCTGATTCTGAATGTGGATCATCTATAATAAGTAAATCCGCACCACGACCAGTCATAGCACCACCAACACCAACAGCAAAGTACTCCCCACCACCAGAGACATCCCATCTTCCAGCCGCCTTTGAGTCTGCTCTTAACGACACGTTGGGAAATATTCTCTTGTAATCATCAGAAGCAATTAAGTTTCTAACCTTACGACCAAATCTTACTGAAAACTCTGCTGTATGAGTCGCTGCAATAATCTTTCTTGCAGGATTCCGTCCTAGCATCCAAGCTGGCAACAGCCAAGAGGTTAGTTCGGATTTGCCGTGGCGAGGAGCAATATTAATAATAACTCTCTTTAGTTCGCCTGACGCAACCTTTGCAAACTTCTCAGCCATAATTCTGTGGTGAGCACCTTCTATAAAAGCAGGCCAGACACATTTAGCAAACTTTAAAAAATTTGATTTGGACTGATCGATATTGCTCGCAAGGTTGTATTTACTTAGTGCCTGTATTAATGCACTCCTATGGTCTTCAGGGAGTTCATCTATTCTTGATAGGATCTCCCTTTTATCGACCATAATATTTTTTGACTAGACTATATTCTAGTATCCCAAAGTCTAAAGGTTTCTCCAAAAGAATTCCAGACGATAGTCTTTCCATTCTCTTCTGCAACGTCATGAAACTTTTTTGCTGCTCTTTCATACTCTTCTCTTGCTTGGGAAATCTTTTTCGTTTTTCTTGATTTTTGTTCATCTGTTAAATCATTTAATCTGTTAACACATTTAGATATTGCCTTCTCTAAACTATCATCAGACATATCAGAAACAGTGGAATTGCATTCACTCATACATTACTCCTACTTAAAATTTATCATTGTTTACTGGTTAGGGCTTATTTTTATTTTCAAGCCTTGCTATGAGTCTATGTAAGTACCATTGTGCTTTTTTCAAGTCTTCAATGCTGTTATTTTTAAAAGGAAAACGCCAAATATACTTAAATATAACTTGCCAATAATAATGTTCATGACCGTCCAATTCAGTCAAATAATCTCTGTCTTGATTAACCATAGCTTCCATAGCATCAATACACTCTATCTTAGATGATGCATAGTGAGATGGATGATTTACATTGTCAGAAGAACTCGTCAAGCTTGTTTCCTTTATTTTTAGGTTTACTTTTCCTGACTCCTTGACGTTGCCTTTCATTTTCTTTTTTCCTTTCTTCTTCTGTTGCGTTGGGTCTGTGCCCCCAGCAGTACCAGTCTCTGGCATGATTGGGGGAAAAGCAAACCCAAACGGTAGAGCCACATTCCTTACACTTCTTTTCAATGAGTTTCTCCTTCGTTATCCTCGTTATTAGCCCTGAATACAGTCTCTGCTCCCATCAAGAATATAAGCCAAGCTGCTTCTTCTTTTGTCGCTTGTACTTCTTTTAAGTTTTGAATTGCTGAAATGAACCATGCGTTCATTCTATCTTCGTCTATTTGAACCTCGCCTTGATCATCAGTCCACATTATTTTATTTGTTTTCAAGTAACTGCTCCATTAGGGGGAAGTTAACGGAGCAGTCACAATCTTCAGCACACGGCAGCAGCCGTATTTTGATTCTATGTTCTCCATTTGTTCCTGTCAATATAAAATTTCTAAATCTTTTATCTTTACATTATAGCAGTCTGCTCTAAATGTGAAGTTATTTGATGGATCTTTCTGACCTTTCTTAAAGAATGAGGCCTTATCAAAGTAATCTTCCTTCGATAATTTACCCAATATCCATGCTTTTGTGTATATATTCAACACTCTGACGAACACATACATATCACAGTCCTGCTTAGTGCCTATTGCAGCGATACTACAGTCATAATCTGACTTAGGTTCAGAGCTACATCGCTTTGTTTTAACGTCTATACGGTTGCCTACACGGTCTATAAGGTCATAATCATAGGTATTCTTGTGTTTAGCCTTCATTCTGTCAGCTACAATGATCTCTCCTATGAATCCTGCTATGTTTCCTGCACCATTTGTGATAGAATTGTTAAGTCTACCCATCTCATGTGCCATTTTACGAGCTTTTAATAGCTGCCCACCTGTTACATCAACTTCTATTATGCCCAAAATGTAGCCCCCCTATAGGATTCCTGCACCATATCTTGTGTTTTACCCTAGAGAAAAATAAAAGTAAAGCTTCCTGTGTCAGATTTTTGGTATTATTTGTGTAAAATACTATGTATAGATGTGTGCGTGTGTATGCTGGTAAGGGGGGGGTGTGGGTATGTGATACCCAAGATTTCTCCTGAGTAGGTACACCCCAAAAGAACAAAACATGAACAGCCGCCACTAGAACAAACCAAGAACAACTGCGGTAAAATACAATAATAACAACGACTTACCAGAGATAGTTAAGGTTTACCCTAAAAGCTGTCATGCTCCCTTTCAATTTATTCTGTATCATCCTTGTTAAATAGTTTAATCACGTTGTCATCCTTAGATATTTCAGTAATCAGCAGATCTAGTTCTTGGATGCTATCTTTAATATTTATATTCTGCTCAGTTTTTATGGTGTTATCCTTAAAAAAGTCTTCTGTAGCTTGTGCAATTAGTCTTAATGCTCCCACGTTTTGGCTGTTATCTTGGTCTGCAATTTCCCATAATCTATTCAATACTCTTTTTTTCTGAGTTTCCTTGTCTGCTTTATATATGCTATTCAACTGCTCCTGAAGGTCTTCAATCCTGAGTTTAACTTGAGGGAAATTCAAGACCTCATGAGCCTGACGATGGATGCTCTCAGGTTTGGTGTTTGGTCTTACATTATAACTCTTTTTATAACAAGCTGTCGCATTCCCTGCTGTTTGTTCATCACCATATACAAACAAATTGCAAAAGGTCTCCTGACTTGGAGTTAATCCATATTTATTCTTAAATCTGCTCATTTTTATAAAATCCTGAAAAAAAATTACTTATCTAAAATATAGCATTATCAACACCTTGAGGTTTATTTAATTTAAAAAACAAAATTATTTTGTATTTAGTTATTGCAATATATTTTTATTAATATATATATAATGATATAAACAAAAACTTTTTGCATAGGAGTACAGCAAATGACACATATATTAAGAGAAGACAATTTTTCAACTTTCACTCAAGCTAAATTAATTGAAATTGATAGAATGGATAATTCTAAAAGTGGAAATCCAAATTTTAAATTAAAGTTTGAACATCAAGAAGGTGAAAATACAAGAGTGATTTATATTTATACTGAGGATGATTACAGTATTAATAATTCAATATGCAGTAATATGTTGAGAAAATTATTTAATGTTGGTGTATTTGTTCCACATTTTCACGAGTATTATGCACAAAATCCAAACTATAGATTATCTGAATTGTTCAGATTATCATAAAACAAGAGGGGCAGTAATGCCCCTTTTCCTTCGCTAGGTATTGGTAGCCTAGCCTGAATGAGTAACCACGAAAAGGAAAAAAGTTATGAATAAAAAAGAAAATTTTACTAAAAAAATTCAACAGGATTTAACATTAAAAGTTATTGACCTGATGGAGAATAAAGACCTGATGAATACAAAATGGAACATGGAGACCTTCGGTCTAGCATCAGGTTTACATTACAACCATGATAGTGATCATGTATTTACAGGGGGCAATCAGCTATTATGTATGTTTTCAGGATTTACAGATAATAGGTGGATTACTTCATCAACAGCATTTAAAAAAGATAATGATTATAAAGTAAAAAAAGGTTCAAAAGTGACTTATCTTTTACAACCACGAATAGTAAAAAATGACGTTGAAAAAGTTATTGAAGGCAAAAAAATTACTGAGGAAAGGACATGGAATTATTTTGTTCCTGTTGCCTATTTTAATCTAGAGCAGATAGACAATGCACCTGAAAAGGAAAAGATAGAATTACAGGAATTTCAAATAATAAAACAAGCTGAAAATTTTAAAACTAAAATGATTAAAAATGATCTCGATTTAAGATTTACGAATGAAAGCAGATATTTTTACAGCCCATCAGGTGATTTTATTTCTATGCTACGTCCTGAAGGTTTTAAAAATAATATTGATTTCTATTCTGTATTCTTCCATGAAACTGGTCATTGGACTGGTCACAAAAGCAGATTAGATAGAATTCAGAATGGTAAATCACATAAACAAGATTATGCATTTGAAGAATTAATTGCAGAATTAT